GGAAGACCCCAACGCACTGTGGCTGACGGATTACGAATCTCCGCTCCAATGGCCCGTCTGGGGCGATGCGCCTTTCCTGAACGCGGCCATCAAGCGCGGCACGCTGAGCACCAAAGTGGGCCTCGCGGTCCAGACGCTTCAGATCACCTGGACACCCAAGAACGCTGCCTACGGCTACACCACAGCGACTTCAAACCCGTGGCAGCTGGCGCAAGCCGGGTACTACGACAATGTGCCGGTGCGTGTGTGGTCCTGCTACATGCCCGCGCCTGGGGATGCGATGACATATGGATGCTCCGCGCTGTTCGGTGGACGCATCGGGCAGTGCAAAATCATCCGGGGCAATATCGTCTTTTCGGTCACTTCGTTTTTGGATGTGGTGAACCAGATGGTTCCCACGAACGTGATCGAGATGTACTCGCAGTCAGCGGCGTATTCGGGAGCCACGCCCCCGGCTGGCTTTAGCGTCATTCCGCAGTTTGTCGTGGCGGTTTCGGCCTCCGATACCGTCATCGTGGGAGACTGCACGAACATCGGGCCCCATCACCAGTTCGGCACGAATGTGTTGCGCGGCGGCTATCTGGTTTTCAACGCGGGAGGAACGCTGGGGCCGTCCAATTGGAGCGCGATTCAAGAGAACGTGGGCATCACGATTGGAAGCGAAAACTACTTGAATCAGTTCATCCTGTATACGCCGCTGCCCTTCCCGCCCTCGGTGGGAGACACGTTCTATGTGAGCGCTCCGGCGCCGGTCGATCAATCCGACGACCCGGAAGCGTTCGACGGCTTTTTGTATGTCCCCAGCCCCGCACTTGGCGCGAGCTAACCTCGTTGCCATCGCGCGCACGTGGCTTTCCACGCCATACGTGAAAGGCGCGCGGCTCAAAGGGCGCGGCTGCGATTGCGCCACGTTCCTGGGCGAGTGTCTCATCGAAGCCCAGCTCGCATCGGCCGAATCGGTGTACGGCGGCCTGGGCGTTTATCATCTCGACTGGCACATGCACGCTGCCGAAGAGCGGTACATGCTGCGTTTGCTGAGGCACGCGCAAAAAGCCATGGAAGGCGTGGCATGCGCGGCGGATAAAATCGAGCCGGGGAATTTGCTGCTGGTGCGCTTCGCGTCCCGGAAGTACTCGCACGGAGGCATTGTGTTGCAGTGGCCCAAGATCGCGCACGCCATCATGCCCTCGGTGCAGGAAGCGGACGCCACCAAGCACCCCATGTGGGCGCATCACGAAATCGCGGTGTTCGACCCATTCGTTACCGGATAGGCACAGGATCGCAGGGGCCTGAGTCTTTGACCTGGAGCGAAATTGCGGGCGCAACATCGACTTTCAGGCGGTCCACGTCGATCCACGAACCAGTTACCATCTTGCCTTCTTTGTCCACGGGCGGCTGAATCAGCGCTTGGTTGCAGCCGGTGATGTATTCGCAGTGACCCGTCACAGTGCCGGACAGACCCGTGATGGTGTCGGTGGCTCTCTTTCCGATTAAGTCGTTCATAGATTCAGTCTCCCATGCAAGGCAGTAAAGGACAAAACGCGATTCGCCCCGTGGCCCTCGGAGCCTCCGTCAATAGCGGAGCCTACGGCCAAACCATCCCCTTGCTCTATGGCATGACGGCGGGAACTTTGTTCCTCATCTGGATGGCGAACATCCGGCAAGGCTCGGCCAAAAAATCGAAGAAGAACAAGGGCGCGCCGGACTATGTGGCGAACGCGGATTTCCTGGTGGGACACAACCCCATCATGGAAATGCTGCAAGCCTGGGTGAACCAAAACCAGTGGCTCATTCTCAACTTCGCTAAGTACACCTACTCTTCCAGCTTCATCGGCCCGGCGACGCTCACCGTTCCCGACGACATGTTGTATGCGGTCATCGCGGTGACCATCACGATTCCCTATTCGGCGACGTTCAACGATTACGGCGGGCAGGGCGAAAGCACGCAGTCCGGCACTTACGAAGTCCCGCTCTGGAACGCCGCGTACAACGGCCCGGACCCGGTGCATGCTTCAGGCCAGCGAAATTCTCCCTACACCTATTGGTGGCTGCCTACCAACGGGCGCACGATCCAACTGCCCTACGCTCCACAGGGCGCATATCCCGCCGGCGGGTACGACATCAACGTCTACTATGCCCAGATTCCCAACGAAGCGCAGTTTCTCACCAGCGTCATTCAAGGGCCTACCGGTTTGGGCGCGGGCAAGTCGGGCGCCAACACGCCCATGGGCGCGCTCAATCTCGAATTTGAAAACTCGCTCGGGGACGGCTCCGAATTCACCGGCACGGATTCCACTTCCGGCAACCCGCTTTCAGACGAACAAATCATCTATCCGCACTATGCCGGGCTAGGATCCCAATCTTTCGCCATGGGAAGCTCGCAAACCTTCCCGGAAGTCAAGCCCGAGCTGCTGGGCACTTTTCCGGTCAACCCCACGGGCGACGCGGATTTCGCGGACATGGTGGAAGACCTGTTCTATGGCGCCACCCAAGCGGGCTTCCATAACGACAATCCGCAAACCCCCATTCAGCACGGGCTGAACTGCGGGCAGCGTCCCGGCACGGTGCAGCAGGTGAACTTCGAATACACCGCCGCGCTCGATTCGTCGGACACGTTCATCTATCCGCTGCCCAACTACGGCGGGTACACGACAGACGATTCGCCGCCGCTCTCGTTCCCCGGCGATTGGCTGGTGGTGTGCGTCTCCGGTCAGTTCTCCTCTCCCCCCTCCATTTCCGATACCGCTGACAACGACTGGACCCCCGTCTTCTCCGCCAACAACAACTATCAGGTCTGGTACGCGCAAGCCAAAGCCTACAACGTGAACGGACAGGGCACCGTGGTCACCATCGCCATGGATGCCACGGGCGAAGCCAATACCAATGTCACGCTCCTCGAAATCGCGGGAGTGGACACCCTCGACAGCGTGGTCACAGCGGCCGGAAATTCCGCGAGCGTCACCGCCACCGGCGCGCAAGGGACCCCGATGTACATCCTGGCCTTCGGCGATTACAACGCGGACCAATCGCCGGGCACGGTCAACCCTCCCACGCTGTGGCAGTACATCCTCGACCCGGATACTCCGTCTGGGACCGTTCTGCAGGGCCTCTACCGCCTGCAATCCCGCATCGTGCAGTGGCCCGGCACTTACAAATACACCGCGCCCACGGTCAACGCCGGGCCGTTCCACAACGTCAACGCGGCGCACGTGGCCTTGCTCGCGTTCAAGTGCTCGCAGCCGCCCAACTATCCGCCCGCCCTCGGCAACATCATCGGGGATATCGTAGACAAGCCCTCGCTCCAGATCGTCAGAAACCAGTGCCGGGCAGCCGGCTTGTGGGGATCGCTCTATCTCGATTCGCAGACCAAAGGCTCGGATATCATCGGGCAGTTGTACGAAGCCTTGGACGCGTGGCCCGTATGGTCCGGCTTCTCGCTCAAGTCCATCGCGCGCTCGGAAGTCTCCGCAGTCGGCAACGGCGCGATTTATACCGCTCCCACCGCATCAGGCCCCGTCGCGAATTTGCGGGAGTCCGATTTCAACGTGGGCAAGAAATCCGATACCCCGCCCGTCGAAGTCACGCGCAAGGCGCAAGTGAATATCCCGAACCTGCTGAGCGTGCAGCATCCCAACCGGGCCAGTCAGTACAACGACATCGTGGTCTCGCAGCCGGAGTCGGGCGCGATCGCGCTCTACGGGCCGCGCAAAGACTCGCCCAAAATGATGCGCATGTTTCAGGACCCCGCGGTTTCGCGGATGTACCTGGACATTCAAGTGCGCCTGGCCAACTACGTTCGGAACGGCTACGAATTCCCGGTAAACGCGAAGTGGAAGCTGCTGGAGCCGGGGGATCTCATCACCATTCCGTTCGCCGCAACCATGCCCAATTCGCAAGGCCCGGGAGGGACGGTGCCGGTGCCGTATGTGCCCATCCCCGTCCGCATCCTCGAAGTCGAAGAAGACGAAAGCTACAACCTGAAGATCACTGCGGAGCCGTTCATTTATGGCACGTATGCGCCTGTGCAGCTTCCTGCCACAGCGCAGCAAGGCTATGTGCCGCAGTCGGGCGGCAATCCCGGCTCGGTGAATATCCCTGTGATTTTCGAGCCGGTTCCGAGACTCGCCGGCGGAAACACGCAAAACGAGCTGTGGCTGGTGGTCTCGGGGGGAGCGTTGACGGGAAGCCCGCCGGTGTATCCGGACTACGGCGGCTGCTTCGTGTATGTCTCGACCGATGGCGGCGTCTCCTACAGCCCCGTGGCGCCCTTGGTAGGCGGCGGCAGCGTGGTGGGCGGCGAAGGCCAGATCCCGTCGAATGCTCTCCTGGGAAGCGCCATCACCGGCTGGCTCATCGAGCAATGGGCCGCGGCGCCGTCTCCCGATTCGACAAACGATCTGTATCTCGATCTCAGCGAGTCGCTGGGGCAGCTGGATTCCTACTCCGTCGCGGACGAAGACGCGGACACCTATCCGTGCTACGTTTCGGGCGGCGCCACCCAGCCCACTTACCAGCAAAGCTGTTCGACCGCGGCGCATAACGTCGGCTCGGCAACCAAGGCTTTCCCCAACGCCAACACCGGCGGCAATACCATCTTCGTGATCGTGGCGGCTTACCAGGACGAGCCGCTGGGCGTGAATGTAACCGACTCGAACGACAATGCCTACTTGCTCCTGTGCGAGACCACGCCCATCGCCAATTTCGGGCCGTACTCCCGCGTCTATGCGTACGCAGCCGTGAATGTTACGGGCGCTTCGGGAAACAGCGTCCAGGTGGCCTTCAATTCCGGCTCCGGAGATATCCTGTTCGCGGCCTTGGAATACGCGGATGTGCAGACCTCGGGATCTCCGCCCGACGCCCTGGTGTTCAGCGCCTCGGTGAACCAGGTGGCCAATTTCGGAGACGACGACGGCGCGACGCCCCTTTCGACCGGCTCGGTATCCGTGACCGTGCCCGGCGGTTTGATGCTGGCCTTCGCCTACAACGACGCAAACAACACGCTGCCCTCGATTTACACGCCCACCATCAACGGCGGCATGTGGGCCTTGCGCGAAAGCCCCACACTTCCGGAAGGCGAAGACCAAAGCGTCCTGGCGGTTTGGGACGTGAATGAAAGCGTGACCTCCGCGCAATCGGCCTCGCTTACCGCGAACGCGTTCGGAGATTTCCATGTGGGCATCATCGAAACGCGGCCGGCAGTGCAGCCGATTCAAGCGGGCATCCCGTACGAGCTGATGACTTACGCCGTGGCGGAGCTGACGGGGCCGAATCCGTACCAGTACGTGCTGAAAGCTACGCCCTCGGGATCGCCGCCCGAAGCAAACCACCTGGACCGGGGCGTGTACGGAGCGCCGGCGCCGGGCGAAGGCGTGAATCATCCGGGGCCCCTGATTTTCGATGTGCCGCTGAGCGAGTCGGGCACTTCGCGCTTCGCCTTCGTGGGGCCGCCCTACACGGGCATCATGAAGATCGCCCTCGATCCTAGCTGGATCGGAAAGACGCTGTACTTCAAGTTCGCGGCCTGCAACTCCTACATCGCGAACGTGCAGGATTTGTCGGATTGCACGCCGTATCCGTACACGCCCACTGGCTCGTCCGGCTCCAGCGGCCCGAATCCAGGAAGCTACACCGTGAGCCCGACGCCCGAGGGATCGCCGCCGGTTGCTCCGGCCGCCGCGCTTTCAAATCCCACGGCGACGACTATCGACATGGCACAAGTCACGGTGCAGTTTGCCTCGAACGCCGTGAACTACAACCCGCGCACCTTCACGATTCCAGACCCGACAGCCCCGACGACTTACTATGTGACGATCACCGATCCGGGATACACGGGAGATCAACCGGGCGAAACCAATCTGCCAGCCATCTGCCAGACTTCGAATGCGCTGGTGGGAGTGCCGGGAAACACCTACATCGGCTCTATCGTGGCGTTGCCGGGAGGCGGAGGAACGGTGGTAGGGCCGGGCGGATCTGGCGGCGTGGATTCGTTCGAGCTGCTGGTGAATGGAGCATGAACTGGGAATTTCCCAATAAAACCGGAAGGACGCGGCCCGCGACGCTGGACCCGGCCAGGTGTCAGCGGTGCTCCGTATGGGCCTCTGTCGCGCACCTCCTACCGCATGCCCGGTTTGAGTGGAGGCAGCATTTCCGCCACGGCCACCTAAAGCAGAAAACCCAGCGCGGGGCACGGCCTGTGACCCGCGCGGCATCAAACACTGATTTTTATGCCCGTCAATCAACAAAACCTGAATAACTCGACACCCGCCGCGCCAGCCGGATGCCAGAACGTGAAATGGCAGGTGGACACCTCCACGCCGCGCAACGATTCAGCCTACGTCCCTGCAACTGGCGGAGTCTCGGTTAAGACCGGGAGCTATCAGATTCAGGCATCCGACTGCGGGAAACTGCTCATATTTGAAGGCGCCAGCAACGCCACCTTCGAGCTGCCGCAAGCCATTCCGTTTAGCCAGTGGGGCATTTTCATTCAAAACAACGCGGGCAACGATTCGCCGCCCTCGACCGCGACACTCACCATCACCCCGCTATCCGGGTCCCCTCCAGCTGGCCAAGATCTGGACGGCTCGATGGCCTCGATCACTTTGCAGCCGGGGCAGGGCGTTTATATCGCGACGGATGGGACGAACTATTTCACCGAACGGGGCATGGGCGGCTCGTCACTCTCTCTCAAAACCAATGGCACGCCCAACACCGAACAGGGTCTCTTGAATCTTTCCAGCTCCCTGCCGGCGGCTCCTTCCGGTTATCAGAACGCGCAGTTTCAGGAAGATTCCTCGGGCGACGTGTCCTGCTATCTACCGGGGTCCGGCGGGGTGTCCGCGAAAACCGCGAATTACCTCGCGACTGCGGCAGACTGCGGGAAGCTCCTCAGCTTCAATTCATCCTCCGCGGTGACCCTGACGCTTCCTGCCGCGATTCCCTTCGCGCAATGGAATATCTCGATCGAGAACGTGGGCGCCGGAGCGCTCACGATTTCCCGCAACGGGCTGAATATCGATGGCGCCGCGGCCAATGTGACGCTCAACCAAAACCAGGGCGTTTACATTGCGACGGACGGAACCAACTACTTCACCGAACGCGGCCTCGGAGGCGCGGGCACGGTAACCAGCGTAGGACTGACGATGCCGGCCGAGTTTTCGGTATCCGGCTCACCCGTCACAGGCTCGGGAACGCTAGCAGTTACAAAAGCCAACGAGAACGCAAACCTGGTGTATGCCGGGCCGTCTTCAGGAGGCGCCGCGCAACCCACCTTCCGGTCTCTCGTATCGGCAGACTTGCCGGGTACGCCGGCGGGCGGCGGGGGAATGTGGAAGCTCTCGCCTCCATCGCTTAGTAGCTTTTCGTGGCTGAACCAGGGCGGGGCGAGCGCGGTATCCGGCACGAATTTCCTTTCGATCCTGGCGCCCGCCGCGAGCGGCCCGAACTTCCGCATCCTGCACCAGGCCTGCCCGACCGCGCCTTGGGATCTGTACGTGCTGTTCCAGGGCAGCGCCTACGTGGGAGCCGGGGCAGCTTTTGGAATCGAGGTGGACGATGGCACGAAGCTCGTCACGTTCAACAACGTGTTCAATGGCGGATCGAGCTCATGGTTCACGGGCAAGTACAACAGCGCCACGTCGTTCAATGGCAGCGTGAACGACGACGGCAACAACGCCCCGTGGGGCGGACCCATCTGGGTGCACGTGAATAACACGTCCGGGGCTCTCGCGTTCTCATACAGCTATGACGGGGTAGCATGGCGCGCGCTCACGCTGAGCACATCGGGGTTCCTTTCGTCGGTTGCGAATTATGGCATCTGCGTTTCGGCGGACGGCACGAATCCCGCCTCCGTCAGCTGCTTGAGCTTCGCATCCGCCATGACCGCCAATTAACTTAACAGGAGCATCCATGCAAACCGATACCGTATCGTCCGCTCTCATGCGTCTCGCTAAAGATCCGAATCGCGCCTCGAACCTATTGGGCGTCATCCTGGTAACCGTGGGCAGTTCCACGCTCAACTGGGACAAGATTCTATCCGGGGATCTGGTGGAATTAAGACGGCTGGGAACCCTCGCCATTATCGGGGCGCTCAGCTGGTACATCGGGAAGCCGCCGGAATCGAAAACGAAAGCCGCATAACAATGGCTTTGTTTGGGCATTCTTATGGACACCCGCAGCACGGCTATCGAGTGCGAAATCGGCTCGGACGATTGGGACTGGGAGCTGACGTGCTGGCTGTGGACCACGGAAGCGACGGGCGGCGCTCAGAAGAGAAAATCCATGGCCTTGATGGGCTGTCCCGCCGGCGCGACGATTCCTAGGGTGCGCAGCGCGCCCAGCTTGTTGTAGTACGTGCCATTGCGCTGGTGGCCGGATAGGGAGGCCAGCTCGTCGCTGCTGAGTGGCTGCGGCCATTTTTCGAACAGCACTTCGAGCATCTTGGCGCGCGCGCTGCCCACGCGATTGAGCCACCATTGCCGGAGTTCCTTACCCACGGGCAGAGGATCGTACGGTCCCAAGAATTCGCGGCCTTCGGGCGTAATTTCTATCGGCTGCACCTTGGCGGCCGTCACATAGCCGGCGGTTCTCAGCGCTCCCAGCTTGTTGTAAAACGTGCCGTTGAGCTGGTGGCCGGAAAGCGCGGCTAATCGATCCGTGTCCATTCCCCCGTGCTGGGCAAGCGCGATCAGCAGTTTGCGGTGCGCGGCGCCCACGCCGGCAGAATCCGCCTGCGCAACGGTGACCACTCGATCAGCAAGACTGGGCTTGTGAGCTGGAGCGGTGAGGCCGGAATCGAACCGGCCATCTCCCCGTTGGACGGGGACAGTTGAGCTATCCACGCGTGCGTTTCGCAGCCCGATGACGGACACGAAGGAATTATCCATCCTGGAAATCGCCTGTTCTAGATTCGCCTTCGCGGCCTGCCAGTTGCCGGCGATCAGATCGGATTCCTTCTGGCCTTCTCTTAAGCCGCGCTCCAATCCCCGCTTTTCCGCTTCCATCAGTGCCGCCGGATCGATGCCGGCCGGCTTCTGTTTCTTCAGCTCCCCTTCCAGCTCTTGAATCCGCCGGCGCAGCTCGCGCGGGTCTTCCGCCTTGGCACGCGCGATGGTATCCGCGATGCGCGCCTGGATCGCCTGGAGATCCACGGCTGCCAGTTTCGGCTGCACCTTCACGCCTTCCTGGGCTTTCGGCGTGGAAGAGCTATCGAACGTCTCCCGCTTACGGATTTCGACGCGCTGAAATACATCGAGCCAGCCGGGAGACCAGAACCAGGCCGTACCGATAGGCAACGAGGCGAGCGATTCCATGAGGGCGCTGCGCTGTTCGGGCGTGCCGTGAACTTTGATCCATTCGTCCACGGCCGCGCGGTCCTGGGGCGCGATGGTGCGCAGAGTAACCAGCACTTCCACCTGAGTCAGCACGTTCTTGTTGAGCACCGCGGCGCGCTGGGTTACCAGGGTGATGCCTATGCCGCGGGCGCGGCCGCGGCGGACCAGATCTTCCACGCTGCCGAGCAATCGCTGTTCTCCGGGCATGGGACGCTGGGGCGCGAAGGCGTCCGCCTCGTCCATCACCAGGTGCAGGGCTTGCCGGTTTTTCCGGTACAGCGTCTCGCAGAAATCCGTCATGAAGCGGACGTGTTCGCCCTTGCGGAATAGGGAAAAGTCGATCACCAGTGACAAGCGGTCCTGGGCCACCATGGAGGCGATCACTTCCCCGGCGTGGACTTCGAGCGGCGCGTCGCCGTGGTCTCCCCCGAGCACCACGATGGGCAGGCCTTCGTGCTTTCCGTCCGCGGAGGCCCGGAGTCCCCACCAGACCCCGATGGGATCGATGACCACCACGGGCAGACCGGCCTTGATAAACTCTTCCGTCATCACGGCGGCGGTGTAGGTCTTGCCCACTCCACGCTTGGCTATGATGGCGAAGGTTTCGGTAACCGCCTCGGGTGGGAGGCTGAACTTCGGCGATAGGCGCAATGTGCGCGCCACCTGCATTTTCGCTTCGCCGCTCATTTCGATGCCCGCGCCTTTCTCCTACTCTCCCCCGTCCTCGCAGTCTTCCGCTTTTCCGGATGCGCCGCATAATATGCGGACCACCGGGCTTGCACCGCTTGACGCGCCAGCCTTGACCTGGTGGCGGCGTCGAGATTGGCGGCGCGAGCTGCGGCCCCGGCCTTCCCCAGCTCCGAAAAATCCACAGTGATCCTGGTCTTTTTCCCCATACTAACCAAAGTCTAAACTATTTTACTCGGCGCGTCAAGAATGTCTTGACATACGAGGCGCGCTCAGTACATAATAATTGTAGGAGAGATGGACATGAGCACAACCTACGAAGACCCGGCAGGCTACAACACCGCGGATATCGAGAAACCGTGGCGCGAGGGCGACGGCTGGGCGGACGGCCCGGAATACGACTGCCCCGTGTGCGGATCGACCGACCTCCAGTACTGCATGTACTACCCGCTCTACGGCGAGGACGACGGCACGACGGAGCTCTACGAGTGCGGCCAATGCGGCGCGCACGGCGAAGCGGACGATTGCCGCGCCACCCCGCGGCCGCCGCAACGCAAGCCGGTGGCCATCGAAGACGACCTAGAGCGCGCCCGCCGCTACGGCAAGGGCGATTACCGGGAGGTGGCGTAAAATGCTCCTCCCCATCCTGATCATCATGTGTTCCGTCGCCTGCACCACGGCGGTTTTCGTCTGCCACGTCCTCAGGGACAGCAAGGAGCGGCCATGGGACGAGTAAGCGACTTCGACCGGCTCCGCGCGGCTGGCTGGCAACTGACCGCAGTTGGCTGGCAGAAAAAGGGCTGGTGCTTCACGCAGGCATGGCAGGCGCTCGCGGTCGAGGCGGCTTTCGCACACCCGCGCATCGGCTATTTCCCGTACCGGACGCTGGCTTCCCCGATGCAGGTGGAAGCGGCGCGGCAGGCAACGATGGAACGGGCAGGAGGTGCGCGATGAATATCCGCACCGGAGCCGGTATCGCCGCGCTGTTTGAGGAGCCGGAAATCGAGCGCCAATGCAAGCGCTGTACCGCGCCGTTTCTCTCGCGCTGCCGGAGCGCCAAGTACTGCCCGAACTGCCGGAAAGCCATCAAGCTCGAACGGCCGGCCCGCGTGAATGCGGCGCGGAAGGCACAACGCAAAGCGGGAGGCGCGCGATGAGCCAGAAATATCGGGCATTTCCCGAACAGCAGAAACGGGACCGGGACTTCTGCGCCAACTGCGGCCATACCCGGATATCCCACCTGGGTGAAGGGCCGTGCAGCCTCAAGCAGATCGGGCAATGCGGCTGCCAGAAATTCGTAGAACGGAAGGATGCCAAATGACGATACTCGCCATGGTTCTGATCGCTCTCTGCCTCGCCGGATTTGTCTGGGTGTGGAAGATGGACCGGCGCACGCCATTGTGCGAATGCTGCGATACCCCAACCGACAGCCTGGTGGGGGAACGCTGGCTATGCCGCGCCTGCTGTGCAAGACTCGCGCGGGAGATGGACCGGCTCATCGCCACCGGCGCCACGGATGCGGAGATGATCGCCGCGCTCCGCGAAGTCGAGATGTACGAACGCCACGCGCGGGAACAGGAGCCGGGAAACTGATGCTGCTTGGATTCATGACGGGCAGGCTTGACCGGCGCGGCCGCGATATATGATTTCCGTCTTTTCCGTACGCCCGCGTCCCGCCTACGCCCGTGACTTACCCGTCCGGGACCCCAAGTACCTCGCCTTCCTCCGCACGCTCCCCTGCGCCATCTGTGGCGCGAACTGGGGCATAGAAGCGGCGCATACCGGGCCGCACGGATTATCGCAAAAAGCCTCGGACTTGGACGCTATCCCGTTATGCCGGGAGCATCACCGGACGGGAAAGGATGCGCTCGACAAGCTGGGGCCGGTGGAATTTGCGCGCGCGCATCATGTGGACGTGCGCGCGCTGATCGCGGCATACCGGAAGCTGGTGGCTGGTGGTTAGTGGCTGGCGGCTGGGTTAGCCCAGCGCCAGCGATCCTTGCGCCGCGGCTTTGGCGGCCGGCCGGCGATTATGTCTGGCGGCAAGACCGAAGGGGTGCAAAGGGAAAATTCAGGCAGCTACGACCGTTTGCACAGGCTTAGTTAAGTTAGCGTGCTATATATTCCGTTTCGTGAGGCGACCCCCGGAAGGGTGCCGGAACTGCTACGCAGAGCGCCAGGCGCGTACACCCGCGCGTGGGATTCCACGTGCAGTCCGTCCATTCGATTTTCGTCATGCGTTCCACCTTTCGATGCGCTTGCGTTCGCGCTCCAGTTCGATATGCGCCGCGTGCCACTGCCCGATGCAGTAGCCCGTGCAAATCAGGGCGATGCCTAGCAGTATGAGTATCGGGATCATGAGGCACCCCCAGCCACCAGCCACCCATCACCAGCCACCGCTCTCCGCTGCGCCGCTTCCCGCTCCGCGCGCGCCACGGCTTCCCGCTCCCACTCGCCGGCACGGATGGATTCGTACTCACTGAATT